ACCATCTTCATTTAACGATGCTTCAAAGTTTTTAAACTCCGGATCTATTACTAGGTTTTCACCCATTTTAAATATATCATTATCAATTAAATGAGCATTTACAGACTTAGGACCTCCTCTAGGTACTTTTAAAGATTCTGTAAGTTCATTTTTCATATTATTTAAACCTGTCATAGTTCCTTTTAAACCATCAGCAAGTTTAAGCATTGAATTAGCAGCAAATTTATTTCCTTCAGCAATATGCTTTAAGTATTTATCTTTAGCATCCATACCTAGTTGTTGCAAAAAAGCGTTAGGGTTAGAAGGTTTTTTTAGTGCTTGAATTTGATTTTGGTTTTGTTGAGCTGCCCAAAGATCTAATTTATCTAATATTTCATTGTTTTGAGATTCAAGCGTTTTAAAGTCTTTACCATTTTTACCATCTTTACCATCTTCACCATCTTTACCATCTTTACCGTCATTACCATCTTCAGCTGTAGCTTGTGGTCCATACAACGCACTTAAATCATCGTTAAACTTTGATATTTCAGCATTAGCTTGTTTTAGAGCTGCTGATTGATCTATTATTGCCGGTTGTCTATAAGTTCCCATATTCTATTATTTACCTATTACTGATGTAGCTCCTGATGGATTTCCCATACCTCCAGCTAGAGTCATTGCCGATCCTGCTATATTGCCAAACGCTGCATATTTAGCTTGTCTCATATCCATTTCTGTTTGTCTTTCTTGGTCAAGCAAAGCTTGTGTTCTGTCTAACTTCATTAAATCTCTTGACTCTTGTCTTTGGAATTTAGTATCTTCACCTTGAGCATATAGTTTTTGGTTAGCTGCTTCTTGTCTTTGTATATCAGCTGAAATGCCTTGCTTACTAGTTAAAGCTGCTTGAGCTAACGCTGTAGCACCACCTGATCCACCACCAGTAGCTCTAATAGTATCTAAGGTGTTAGCTAGTGATATATCAGCTTGCTCAGCTTGAAACTCAGAAGCTTTAGTTGCTACACCTAAATTAGCATAAGGATTACCTATTTTTTGTAAAGCTTTTTCTTGATCTGCTATAGAGTCTTTAAGTATTTGTTGTTCTCCTTTAGCTGTTTTTTCTTTTTTATTAGCGTCTATAGCCACACCGGTACTTACACCTGCGGCTATTACCGTACCTACTACTAATGCTGTTGCTACTGCCATATTATTAATTTAAAATTTTAACTAATTCGTGTGATGGTTTTTTATCTACATGCCATCCTAATTTTTTATGTGTTTCCATTAGACCTTTATGTCTACATATACTAAAAGAATACTTGTACCCAAGATCTTTTATAATTCTTTCTGCTCCAGTAATTAGTAATTCTAAAGCTTGTTTTCTATTGTCTTCTCTATATTCTGGATCTGATATTATCCACTCAAGTAAAGCTACTTTAGCATTTGTTAAATATATAAATCCAGCTGCCACAGGTTTGTTATTGTTTTCAACTACAACACCTGTTTCAGGTAGAAAATCATCAGCAGGAGACACCCATTCAGGCCAAGCTTCCCACCATTTTTTTATAAAAGTTAAATCACCTTGTTTTAACTTTCTAATATTTAATTCCATTTAATTTTATTGTGACGATACGTTTATGTTAGTCGATGCTGCAAATATTTGTTTAGATCCACCTAAGTCTGTAGTGCTATCAGTTTCTAGTGTTACTGTTGCAAAATACCCTTTTATTCCAGATATTGAACTACCGTAAGAAACTTCACCAACTCTAACAGCACTATTATTTCTAATGTTAGATACATATTTACCTTCTTTTAGTGTAAAACCAGCTCTCTGTATTGGTGGTGTTAGTGACGCTGGAAACTCATTTCCAAAATTATCGTAAGCACCCTCGTAGTAACTATTTATAATTACACTATTATCTGTGTAATTTACATATTCCGATATAGTAGCTGATGGATTTATATAGTTATCATTAACCAGTTGTCTACCTTGTTCATCAGATATAAAACTTTTACCTTTCCAACCGTTACTACCTTCGTAGCCTATAGTTAAAAAGTTTTTATTTATATTCACTTGAGGATTAAAAACGAAAGTTATTGACGAAGAAGCAGGAGCAGCACCGTAATATACATTTCTATTGTTAGATGCACCTGCAAAATAATGTTCGTATATTTCAGAAGAATTAGTAGTAAAATAAGTATTTTTTAAACTAAATATATTATTAGGTTTATAACTATAAAAAGTTGGCCAACCTAAAATATTTTCGTCCCAAGCCAAAGTATTGTAATTAGTTCCGTCTTCAAAAGTTCCTAATCCAGCTTTTTGCATAGAAACAACATATTCTCTATCGTGTATATCCCATCCGCCTTGTATTTTATCTCTTTCAAAAGTTCTAAAAGTTAAATTAACACCAGCGCCAATTGTAAAATCTAAAGACTGTGTAAGAGTTATTCTTGTACCACTGCCACTTGATTGACCATTAACGTATATGTCGTATTCAACTCCATTTATAATTAACTGAGAACCTAAAGTAACTACTGGGCCAGATACTATACTTATATAAGCTGGAAAACCACTAAAAGGATCATAATCACCTTGACCAACCGCAGAAACAGCCGAAACATCTACAGCATCATTGTTTTCATTTATTTCTTTTAGTTTGTCTCTAAAAAAATTAGACATACCATTTTCAGATATTTCAGTCATACCGTCACCTGAAAGCCTTATTATAGAACCTCTGTCTTTATCTGCAAAGTATTTTCTAAATCCATAAACGGCAAACGACTCTGGGTTTTTACTTATACCAAATTCACCTGCATACGGGCTTAACTGACCTATAACTGTTCCAGGAGGCAAAGTTTGAGTACCACCTTCAGATGTATATATAGTATCTTTATCTATTAAAGCTCTATTTACTTTATCTTCTTGGAAAACTATTAAATTAGTGTCTTCAGCATATAACTTTTGAATACTGCCTTTTTGTGGATCTGCTGCTTTAATTATATTTTCTCCTACTGAAAAAACATTAGTTTCGTTTACGCCGGTTCTAGAGTTATAAATACCAGAATATATTAAAGCATTTGGTCTAGTTTCTTGACTGTTAAAATCTTCTTTTAAGTAGGCTTTAGCTCCATAGTCAACTGACACAGCATTGAAGTCTTCTTGGTATCTAGAACCTTCTATAAACCAATTTTCTACTTCATCGTATCCACTAGTTCCAAAACTACCAGTTTCACTACCACAACCAGACGGAAATACAGGCCAAACAGTGTTAGCAGGGGCAGGTGGACTAAATGGTAAACCAGGAAAATTAGAAGCTATACCACCTCTCCACTGTTGAGGAGTTGCAAAATTATTATAAGTATAAGGAACACCAGCATTATTGTTGCCAGGAGTTCCAGTATATATAGTCTTTTTTAACCAAAAAGAATTAAAATAACTAACTTCTAATTTAAAATATGCCATATTTAATTAATTTCTATCCATGTTGAATAATACCTAAAAGCAAATCCAGTTGATCCATTGCAGTCTTTTACTATTACTTTTAATAAAACTTTTTGACCAACATTTTGCAGTAAATAAGCTTGATCATTTACTATTCTTATATAAGTATCTGGAGTTACTGTGTTAAAATAGAAAAATGTTTTAGCAGTAGATGTACCGTCTTTCTCTACTTTAACTTCTAAATTATCTAAAGATGTTCCAGCAGATCCATTAAAAACAGTGGTCTGAGTGTTAAATTGACCTATCAACGCATTTGGACCTCTTTGACTACCTGGAGGAACTGCAAATATAGGATATGGATATGACTCGCTGCCAGCAGAGCCTGATACAGGATTACCAACTTCACCTTCATACCACGCAAAACCTGATAAATTATTTGCTAATGATGGGCTTATAGATGGCGGTTCATTTGTTAATAAACATGTTTTAGTAACTATATTGTTGCCATTAGATAGTATTCTTAAGGTTATATTAAAAGTTCTTGCGGCAGAATCAGCTCCATAATAAAAGTAAGTATTAGACTTTAATCTATATTTTAACCCAGTTGTATTTACAAGATCAAAAGGAGCTGGGTTTAAAACAGTACCGTTACCATCTGTAACACCTACTAGTTCTATTGTGCCGGTCAACATCAAAGAATTATTAGTATCAACAGCTTGAAATTCTTGACCTATCCACGACGTTCCGCTAGGTATTTGAGTTTCTTCTAAACTAAAAGACACTGGCAATGGTGGAGATGTTGGAGTTCCTATGTCAACACCTATACCACTTCCTGAACCGGCATTTATATAAGTATTTAACTCAGCTATAGTACTAGAAGTACTAGTTTCCCAATATATATCTAGTTCTGATTCTACTGGGTTTGTTTCAAATACATTTAAATTTCTTGAAAAAGATCTATCACCATTGCTAGCTGGTAATCCTTGAACTCCAGGCGCAAAGCCTACTAAAAAGCTTGTTTCTAGTTGGGCTACAAAAGGATTTGCACTAGCGTCTAAATATAATGGATCAAAATATTCTGTACCAGGACTAGCTACGTTATTATTAGGATAAGTAGAATTTTTTCCAAACAATCCTTTTTGACCTACCCAGTCTCCTAGATCTTTATAAGACAATATAGAGTTTATTGTAAATTCGTTTTTAAAAGTTACTTGAGATGACTCTGAAAAAGCTGGAGTTGGATTCCAAACTGTTGGATAGTTAGTGCCATTTAATATATATTTTGTTACAACTCTAGGGTACAATAAAGTTTCACTTCCATATATAGTTTCTGTAGGTCCTACATCTGCTAACTGCTTAGGAATTTTATTAACGTTATCTCCAAACAATGATATATTAGAAATAGCTGCAGGATTTCGATAGTTTAATCCAGTACTATCAATGCTAGCACTCCCTAACTCTCTATCTATAACTATTTTACCAGATGTTGCACCTGGCGTAAAAACATTGTAATACTCTTGTTCTTTTTGTTGAACAACTATTTTATAACTTAAATAACCTAAAGGATTTGTAGAGCTAAAAATACCTGGATAACCATTTGCTTTGTTTGAAGGTATTAAATCATTGAATTGTACTTTTAAACTATTACCTGGCCAATTTAAAACACTTTCTATATTCTCATACGGAGCGTATAAACTACTAAATTCTCCAGGCAATGTACCTGTACCTATAGCTTCGTCTCTAAGTATTACATTAGAAGATCTTCCATATCTGTCTACTAATACAACACCTATCTTATATGATCTATTTTGTTTTACAGTATGATTGATGTATTCTCTTCTTATTCTACTTCTCTCTGGATTAGTTAAAGTTTGATTACCATCTTGAAATTTTTCACTTACACCTAAATTATAATTTAAGTTTTCTGGTGAAGCGTGTTTTTCAATAAAATTACCATATATTATTCTATTACCTGCAGTAGCTTGAGCTGCAGCTTTTATAGGCACTTTATCATGTATTCTTAATGATACTTCATCAGGTAAAACTTTATAAGGCTTGTTAGAGACATAATCATAAGAATAAAATCTATCACTAGAAGTAAAATTGTCTTCTACATTTATTTCATCAACTACTATTATAGCGTTACTATCTGATTCTTTTAATAATATTTGTACTTGAGAAACTTTAAATTCACTAGCTAATTGAGATTGAAGTATTCTATCTCCAGCTTGTGGATTATTTCCAACAGCAGTAAAACTTGTTGGCATATTTATTATAAGATCTGCTTTTGTTATTTGGTTTTCCATTAACTTTAAAACACCACTTTCTGCAGTATTTTTTTCATCTTTTCTAGTTTTAGTCCCACTATAGGCACTATCTAGAAAATATCCATATTGCTTAGGTATAAATAATGGTTGACTAAATGGAGCCATTAAAGAATATTCATTATCGTCGTATTTAAAACGATAACTAAATCTTACAAATTTATTTTTTAAATAATTTTCATCACCACCAAAGTTGGCTTCATAGTATGGATTTAACTGCTCAAATTGAAGTATATTTCCAGAAGAAAAAGGAAAATTTCCTGGACCTATTAACGATGTTGCAGCTAGATTTGCTGCTGCCATAGAGTTAGCCGCATTATTACCAGAACCTATTGGATATTCAAATTGTATACTATTTGTAGGAGGTCCACCAAACATATTAGTTATTTTAAAGTATCCTAACTCTGGTTTGTTTATGTTTAAAAACCTTGTAGTTGTATTATTTATATCTATATCAACTGTACCATAACTTATTATTAACGATGATCCAGCTACAGTGGCTGCTACTGCCGAAGAATTAGAAGGAAGATATTCACTTAAAGTATCTTTAGCCGTAGGCATTTTAGTGCTTTGGTTTATAAAAGATATAGGACTAAAAGGTGCAAATTTAGCAACTGAAATATGATCTTCATTAACGTAATAAGTAGGATCAGTTATAGCTGTTTCTACATTTATTTTTCTAGGTTGATTTCTATTATCTGTAAAAAATAATAAATCCTCTATTAAATCAACGCCAAGCATTGGATGTGTTTTAGAGAAGTTTAAAAAACTACCTTGGACTATTATACCACTAGCTGGATTACCTCCTGTTAGAGGGCCTTCTATGTACGCTATTATACATTGAGAACCTAATATTGTACCTCCAGCTGGATCACTTAAGTCTCCTTGTGGAAAATTACTTAATTGATCAGGTGATGAATCGCTAAAATTAGTTGCAAAAATAAATATTCTATCTTTATTTGTGTCTACATAATATCCTATTATTTCTGTACCTGATCTAAAGTTAAAATTTGAATATTGAGAGTTACCAAGTATATTTTCAACCACACCTTCATCAGGTCCTTCACTTTTGCTTACAGATATATTTTGACCATCTCTGTATTCCCCTTGAGGTAATAATCTTTCATCTAGGTCTTTGTTCATTTTAGACCCGGTAAATAAGTTTCTTACTTCTGGCATATTAGTGTTTTATCCACTTAGACTTACCTCTCATTACTTGAGATATTTCTCCAAGTTTAATATTTGATAATCTTATTTTAGCATTTCTTAATTTAGCAGATCTGTCTTTTTTAAATCTAGCAACTTGAAACTCTTGAACATTAGTTCTACTAGCTATTATAGAATAAGCTATATGAGCATACATTGCGTCTTCTGCTAGTTTAGGTATTTTAGTATCTACATCATATGCTAAACCATCAGATATGTACTCTAAAACTATAAGCTTATCAACTAAATTACTAGAAAAAGTAAAAGTTCCTAATCTTTCGTTTAGTTGAAACCAGCCATTTGATTGACTAGTTTGAGGTTCTAAGCCATACCTTTCACCGTAATTTAATTTCCACCAAGCATAGTCAAACACATACATATTATCGTTAGCTCCGCTTCCAGATATGTTACTATCGTTTGCAGTATTCCATCTTTGTTCAGTTAAAGATTGTTCTGCTAAATTGTTTCCTCCAAATTCGTTTTGTGTTGGTATACCTTGAGAATCTTGAAGAGGTAAAGTATAAGGACTGTTAGTTAAGTTATTTACTGGATATATTATATGTTGAGCTCCAGAATCATCTATCCAAGATAATCTAACATAATTAACATAGTCTTGTGGTATTGGAACTGATAAGCTTGTAGGTATTGTTAATTCTTGAGATTTAATACTTTTTAAAGTATCATAACTAAATTCTTGTAAACCTCTTTTAGCATGAAATAAAACATCTGATTTTTTAACTCTTGGTATTATTTTATCTATACCTACGTAACCTACTATAAAGTTGTTTACTATATCTTTTAAGCTTATATAAGAATAACTACCATAATTAGCCCCTATAGCATCTTGTTTTAATTCAACATAAACAGAAGCAGCAGTGTAAGTTCCAGTAAGTGTTATTATGTTATTTAAAGAATCAGATACATAAGATAAATTTTCAGCTTGTGCAACACCATCTAAATATATTATGTAATTAGAAGCTTGACTAATTTGAACTCCTAGGTTGTTATAAGCGCTAACTACACTAGTGTTAAATGTACATACAAAAGTAGGATTTACAACCGCGTTTAAAGATGTAAAAACTTGTTGACCAGAATAATATTGCGCGTTTGTTTCAGTTATTAATCCCATTTATTATGATTTTTCATTTTGAGTATCTTGGTTTAATTGAGAAGAAGCTGCTTGTATAACTGCTTGATCTCTTATTATAACCCCTGCGTATTGTAATATTTTTAATATAAGCTCAGTTTGTTGCATTTCACTTATTTCAAAATTAACTGAACCAGTAGAAGGAATAACAGGTGTCAAACTAAAACCAGGTGTTCCATCCCAAACATACTGACCTAAGTTACCTACTCCATATGCCCATACTGGATCTAATGGCTTTCTTATGTAGTTAAAACCAATATCGGCGATAGTTGGATTACTTATAGCTGGATAAACCGTTAATTTGTTTTGTTGATAAATAGCTATTGGATTATTAATGCTTGGTTGCAATAATGGTGAAAGAGTTTGTTGATGATATTCTCTTTTGCTAACTATTTCTATTTCAGGAGATCCTATTGCTTTTTCATAAAAAGCTGAACCAAACCTATGAAGATCAGTTGGTAAAGTATATACGTTACCAGTAACAGCAGATGCAGCAGAGTTTTTTTCAAATATTTGAAACTCGTCTTTCATTTTATCCATACGAGAAGCAAACTCTACATCTGTTTTTGGCATACGCACATATTGGTTATATTGTTCAAAAAAGTCTTCAAATATCTCTAATTGAGCTTGAGCACCTACTTTGTTGAACTCGTCAGGTGTTAAATATCCTCTTTGTTCTTTATTCAAGACAGTTAACACTGTGGTATATACCGTATTTACGTTTATTGCCATTTTAATATTTTTTAAAAAAAAGGGTGGCGATAAAACCACCCTTAATTATAATCACTTGTTATTTTAGTTTTTTCTCGATTGATTTAAAAACTTCAACTCCTTCGTCTGTCTTTAAAAAAGCAGCAAACGCTGAGTATGGGTTTTCTTCAAAAGGTACTTTCATTAACTTTTTACCATTAGAAGCCCAAGAGAATGTTCTTTGATCTTGCGACAATATAATTATACGCTCTTCAGTTGCTTTTACAGCAGTGTTTCTTAATTGTATATTTTCATCATTAGCAAGTTGTAAGAATAAATTAGGATTATTTTTAGCAAATACTAATAAATCTCTTTTAATTTCTTTAGAACTCATTTTATTAACTTCAGAACCAACTTCAGTTCTCAATATAGCTTCTGCATGATCAATATCTAGTTCTCTAGACAGAGATAATGCTTGAAACTCATACTCTAAATATTCTAAGTCATCAACAGCTTCTTTTATATCATCTTTTTCTTCATATCTTTTGCCTTTTTGCGGGTGGTATAAAGATAATAACTTTTGCAAAGATTGTTTTTCTTTAGGCACAAATAAAGTACCGTCTTTAAATATTATATGCTCCATAGTGCACTCACCTTTTTGCTCTTCAACAAACGGGCTGTTTTGGTTAGAAGCATGTCTAATTTCTTTTTGCTTACCTTCTTTTGGATCAAACCACAATAAAGGAAATCTTCTTGTGTGTCTTGATGGTAAAGTGTAAGTTAACGGTGCATAATCGTGTGTAAGATAATAAAGCCTATCTTTTATTTCCCAAGTGTCTTTTTCAACTTTAGGAGTTTCAACGATTTTATCAACCGTTTCTACAGCTTTTGCCGTAGGTTTTTTGTTTGTTTTTTCCATAATATAATATAATATAATAATTAAAAAAGACCCCGCCGAAGCGGGATCTTGTTATTGTTTGTTTTAAGCAATGTCCTCAACTGTAGTACCAGTTACCATAGAGCTTAACTCCGTTAATGGAGCAAGTCCAGAGCCACCTTCCATAACGTCGATAGCAGCAACAACTGCATCAACATCAGCTTGAACTAAATTAGAAGCACCTGTTATTTGCACTTCTTTACCAGCCATATATTCAATGACTACTTTATTGGCTGTCAATTTAACAGCACCTACACCATCTGCAGATACTATGTCAATTTTATTGTTAGCTTTCGCTAATTTTATATGTCCCATTTTATTTATCTTTTAAATGTTAATAATTAATTAAGATGTAAACAATACGAAATTGTTTGCAGCTTGTGTTACTAAACATCTTTCAGATAAGTAATGTACTTCCATAGCATCAAGAGAAGAAGTGTAAGCACCACCGACAGAACCAGTGATCCATGACTTCATTCTTCTATCATCAGTTTCAGAAGCTCTATATCTTACATGTAAGAAAGGACGTCTAATATTTGATCCTAACATTTGATCATAAACTGTAGAAGTTCCAGCAGGAACTAACACACCTTTGATATTTGTAACCATACCTCTAGTAGAAGCATCATTTAAATATTTCCAGTCAGTTTTATAGAAGTCATAAGAACCTCTTCTAAAACCAGAGAAACCAAAGTTAAGAGCCATTTCTGATTCGTTATCAAATAAACCATAAGATGCAGACTGAGTAGAAGCAAAACCTCCACCAGCTTGAGCAGCAATCATATCATCAAAATCAAGAGCAGTAGCTCTGTCTAAGAATAACATGTTTTCTTCAATAGCACCTTGTAAGTCTAGTTGTTGTAATATAGCATCAAAATCTCCTAATGCACCAGCTCCAGGAGCAGCAGCACCAGCAAATCCAGAATATACATTACCTCTAGCATTTAAAGCAGCAAATAAACCTTCAGTACCTGTACCGTAGTTATTAGCAGCAGTGTTAACGGTAACACCAGAAGCTGCAGTAGCTTTTTCACCTTCAACCATAGCCATTTCAAGATAATCTTCATATCTTAATCTAGTTTCTGATTCAGCTTTCATATACCACAAGTATCCAGATGTACCATCTTCAGTAGCAACTTCGATCCAACCGATCTGAGCAGTGTCAGAACCATTTACGAAATATTTATCTTTAATGATAATTGGTCTATTGCTAAATTGAGTTACTTGAGGAGTAACAGAACCTATCATTCCTTCAGTACCTTTAGCAAAGTCAGAACCATAAACAAATACTTTTAGCCCTGTGTTACCTAAAGCTCCAAAAGTAGCAGCAGTATAACAAACAGCAGTAAAAGTAAAAGATCCAGGTGCTGGGGTAGCATCGTTAGCTGTAGCAGTAACTAAACCTTTTAGTGTTAGTCCAGAAGCTGGATCAAATACCACTATACTTTGATTAATTCTTACAACTACTTCGTTAGGAGCAGCTCCAAGAGGTGCTTGTACAGTAAAAACTGTGCCAGCAGCGTTATCAGCTTTATCTACATCATCATAACCAACGTGTAATCTATTTTGTTCAGACCAAATTACTTGATCCGATGTCATTGGCATTTCAGCGCCAACCATTCTTAAGAAACCTGATAACGTTCTGTTACCAAATCTTTCTACCTCTTGCTCATAAAGCTCAGGTAAAAATTGTTGTGCGAAATCTGCAAAATTAGCTCCAGCTGCATCATTCCACTGTAAATAGTTAGTAGAAAGGATCGACTGATCTTGAGTAGGTGCTAATCCAGCATTTGTCACTGTGAATTGTCCCATTATATTGAGTTTTTATTTTTTTCTTATTTTTAATTTAGCACTATTTATTCCACTAACCGCTTTTATTTTCATTCCACCTAAAAATACCGCATCTGGATCAGGAGATAGTCTTGGTTCAGAGTTAATATTTTTAGACTTAGCAAACTCTGTTTTCACAGCGTCAGCTTTTCCTTGTTCATAAAAGTGACTAGCTATAGTGTCTATGTTTTGTGCCGCAAACAAAGATTTGTGGTAGTTACTTAAATCCGTAATTGCCCCATCTTCATTTAAGAACTTCTTAAGAAAATTTGCAATATCATTTTGATTTTTTGCTAACTCACTTGGATTACTAATTTGATATTTCACGTTTTTGTCTTTTAATTTAAAATCAAAACCTTTGAAATCTTCATTAAAAAACTTGTTTGATCTATCAATAAAATCTTCACGAGTCTTATTTACCTTGTCTTGCTCACTATTATATCGGTTGAAAAAATCCATAGCTTTTTGTTGCTCTTGAGTAACGCCCGGTCTCAACTTGATCTCGTCGTAATACTTACTCTTTGTTTGCTCTAAAAAGTTTTTGGCTTTAGCAACCTCTTCCTTTATTGCAAGCTTGCGCTTACGTACAGTTTTTTCATCATCTTCATCCTCATCATACGAAAATTCATCATTAAGTAAAAACTCAATTTCTTCGTTATTTAAATGAGGTTTAGATTGTTTATAAAATTCTTTTAGTAAAGTAACATCATCAGCTGATGAATAATCAGCATTTAATCTTACATAATCTTCAACTGTTCCACCAGTTTCCTCCATGAATGAAACTAGTTTTTCAATGTTTTCTGGTAGAGGTTTACCTGTTACCTTTTCATCTCTTACTGCTTCTTTTAGTTCTTTAGTAGTTTCTTTAACTTCTTCTTTAACCTCTTCTTCTTTTACTTCTACTATTGGTGATATTACTTCTTCGGTGGCCCGTACTTCTTCAACCATTTTTTCGCCACTTGTCTCGTTTTTCTTTTCTTCGACAATAACATTGCTATCATTTGTGCTTTGTGTTTGAACGGCATCTTCTTTATTTTTGTTTAAATCTATCTTAGCAGGTTCAGTTTCTTTTACTTCTGGCTTTTTAGATAAATCTATTTTGTTAGATTCTGGTTTGTTGTTGGATAATTTTTTAGGACGCTTTTTTATTTTAAAGTCACCCTCTTGTGGTATATTTTCTTTGTTTTCCATGATATGATATTATATAATAATTAGCCTAATTAGTAGGCGTTTCAAAATTGGTTGGTAAAGTACCATCCTGTCTTTGTTGTATTAGTTGACTTTGTTGAGTTGCTTGTATTTTAGTTCTTTCATCTTTACGATCTTCTATGAAAGCTTCTTTATCTCTCATACCTTGAACCTCCATAGCTTTTAACTCTTTATCAAACCCATACTGTAATTCTATTAATTGCTTTTTTAATTCAGTTTCGCTTTGCATTCTCTGTAATTCAAATTGAGATTTACCTTGTTCAATTTGCAAAGTAGTTTGTGCTAAAGCTTGTTGTTTTTGAACTTCTGCCATAGCAGCTCTTTCAGAAGCTTGTGCATTTGCGTCAGCTTGAGCTTTTATGTTAGCTAAGTTACTTTGTTGATCTTTTTCAGCTTTTTGCTCCTGCTTAAGTTTTAATAATTTATTAGCTAATTTTAAGTTTTTTATTTCTCTTATCTCTATAGCATCCGGTAAGCTTATTGACTGTTGCTGTAAAGCTATTTGTATATTTTGCTCTAAAGCAGCTTTAGCTTCTTCATCAGGTTCAACCTCTAAATAAATGCCAAAATCGTACAAATGAAGATTCTGAACCTCTTCTAATGTTTTAACATTGTATAAGCTTATACTATCTATTAAACTTTCTCTTAATAAATCAAACTGTATACTATCGGCAACTCTTAACGATATATTTTCGCAAGCTCTTAACGTAAGAAATAAACTAGCATTTAATATATGTCTAGTTGCTACATTTGAATTAGCGGCTGCTAATTTTTGCAATCCTACTAAAGACTGTTTGTCTGGCATTGTTCCATCTCTAGCTTCGTTTAACCCGGTCACATCTCTAATCATTTTAAGATAATATTCATAAGTTGATATAAGAGAATTTATCTTTTGACCACCCGAAGAAGTGTTTAATTCTTGTATTGGAACTTTACCTTGATTAATGTCACCATCTTGAGTCATTGATCTACCAACTATACTACCAGTTTGAAAATACATATTCAATGCTTCGGCTGGATTATAATTAGTACCATTACCCAAGTCTACTTCCGCTAGCCCATCTACATCCATAAATACACCGTCTGGAACTACTCTAGAAAGCACTTGCTGTAGTTTTAAGGAAGTTAATTGAATCATATCAGCAAAACCTATCATACGTTCTACAGTTGACTCTATACGACCTTTATACATATGAGGAGCTACTATTTGATAATTCATATTAACCTTAACAGTGTTTGAATAAGGCCTAGTCATGTTTTCTGCAATTTTCCAGTCTAACATTATATCATGACCTAATATTTTAGCTCCAGAATAAAGTACTTCTATTGATCTAGAAACTTTATCAAAATTATCACTTGGTGGTGGATTAAAAAAGTCAGGTTTTTCTAAAGCTTTTTCTAAACCGTTTTCAGTATATTTTATTTTATACACTTGATCCATATAGGTTTTATATTCAAAATATAATACTTGTACAGTGTTATTATTGTCTTTACCTGTCCAGTTTCTTGTGTAATTAGTATTGCCGGGATATTTTTGTATTTGTTCTAACTGTTGATTTGTTAATTCAGGAAACTCTTTTTTAAGTTCTGGTAAACTAATATTCTTAACTTCACCAACATAGTATATATCTTCAAAATTTGGATCTTCCGTATATGACCATACTAAATTAGCTGGATCAACATAATCAACAACAATACCTTCTGATTTATTCCAAGAAGTTTTAACAGCTCCAATACCTAATACAACTAAGTCTCTATTAAATCTAGCTCTAGTTAAATCATATTTATTTTTAGCTAAAGTATTTTCTATTAATTCTTCTTCTGCAATTTCAATAGATTGTTTATAATCCAATTGCATGTGTATCTCTAGTTCTTCTTCTGTTTCTGGAGCTCCTGCAGGCGCTTCTTTAAGGTCTATGCCTAATTCTTGTTGCATAGTTTGAATAAACTCTCTAGCTTGAATATCTCTATATATTTTATCAGCATATTCAGTTCTTTTCTTTTGTGAAGCTGGGTCTTGTGAAAATGCTCTTATGTCATACATTTTATCTGACATACCATTTACGACAATATCTACAAATTTAGGAATTACCGGTACGGGTTTCCAATCTAAATTTAAATAAGACAAATCACCGTTTATAGATAATTCATCCTTGTATTTTTGAACAGACTGCTCTCCTCTAGCGTAAAGTCTTCTTTGGTGAAATATAGTGTAATTAAAAGAATATCTATTACCACCGACTCCTTGACTAAACCATTCACCTTCTATAGCTCTTGCTACTTGCAGTCCATACTCTACAGTCATTTTCTCTTCTTGTGGAATTACTTGATCTGGAAAAGAGCTTCTAGTATTAGTGTATATCATTTATTTATTAATTTTTGAAAGAAATCCATCATTATTATACTTTTTTATTCCTAAATTTACTTTTTTTAATTTTCTATCTGCTATTGGTTTATATTTATTTCTATTGCAAGCCATTATAGCAAGTCCAGAACTAATAGACGCATCGTGTTTTGTTCTATTGTTTATATTAAATTTACCCCAGTCTTCCAATGTATCTTGATGATACATGTCTCCATATCCGTTTTCTTTTAAACCTACATAAGTATCAATGTAAGCTTCAATAGCAGCAGCGTGCGCTTGTTTAATATCTTCGCTTGAATTAGGTATTCCACCTATTTCTTTTTCTGTAGTAGAAAGTTTATTCCAAATTTTATCAGGACGGTTCATTGAAAAACCTCTGTAACCTCTACGTTTAAAATAGTATAATAATCTAGGTTTATTATTTTCTGCTAGTATAGGCATTCCATAAAATACACAAGCCATTAACACATCTTCAAAAAATATTTCAGCCGTTTGTGGTCTTGATAAGTATTCTAAAAAAAAGCTATTCGCAGGAGCGTCCTCCATACTAAACCT